AAAAATTGTATTATTGTTGATTTCTGTTGGGTACACCGCACAACGTTGGTATTATCTCAACAAAAACAAAGGAAAAGAAAATGACTAAAAATTTTCAAATTTCTGAATTCGAATGCAAAGGAAATTTAAAAGGTTGCGAATGTAAAATGACCGCCAACGTCAAAAACAATCTTTTGAAATTGGCCGAACAATTACAGATTTTGCGTGATTATTTGGGCGTCCCAATTAAAATAAATTCCGGTTTTCGTTGCGCCGATTACAATGACAATCACATCAATGGCGCCAAACATTCACAACACAAATTGGGAAAAGCCGCGGACATCGTGGCCGAATCAAAACACCCGTTTGAATTGTATCGTTTAATTGACGAATTAATTGAAATGAAAATTCTAAATTTCGGCGGCGTTGGAAAATACAATACGTTTACACACGTTGACATTCGCGATCAGAAAGTTCGATTTGATAAAACAACAAATTAATGGCAAAACAATCGTATAAAGATAAAAACGGAACAACGCGCGTTGGTGATGCTTTGCGGTGGTTGGTGGCCCGTGGAAAAGATGTTGCGCCGGAAATTTTGGACATTGCCGGGAACATTACCGGGATTGAATCATTGAACAAATTAAGCGATAAAATAAAAAGCGACGGCCAATTGTCCGAAGCCGACAAACAAATGTTGTTGGCTGAATTAGAATTTGACGTCATTGAAATGCAAGAGGTCACAAAACGTTGGGTTTCCGACAATGCAACCGATTCGTTTTTAACACAAAACATTCGGCCGCTTGTATTGGCTTTTTTGACGTTGACGTTGTTTATTTATATTATTTTAGATTCGTCGATTGGTGGCTTTAATATTGCGCCACAATGGATTGATTTGTTGTCGTCGTTGCTGCTGCTTGTTTATGGCGGTTATTTTGGCGCACGTTCAGCGGAAAAGATTGTCAAAACCTGGAAAAAATAAAATGGCTAAAAAACAAATAAATTCTTTTTTTAAGAAGCAACGAAAAAAACGTCCCGGGCGTCATTCCAAAAACAAATCGTTGTCCCAACGCAAAAAAAAATACATCGGTCAAGGTCGGAATTAAGCCAAAAACAACAATTTAAAATTTTGTATTTTTGTAGATAATAAACAAAAAAAAATTTTATGGCTTCAAATTTATATTATTCAAGCGATTTTCAAAAACTCTCATTTGGCGACAATGGTTTGCGTATCATTCCGGCGTCCGGAACATCAATTGCCGGCGAAAGTTTTTGCGCAATTCAAGCAATCGAAGCGTCAACAATTTCGTGCGACATTGACGCCGCGGCCGGTGATGCTTCAATCACGTCTTTGGCATTGGGTGCCGGATCAATCATTTACGGCAATTTTGACGACGTTGATTGTGCATCGGGCAAGGTTATTTGTTATTTAAGATAAAACCAATTAAATGATTGGATTAGGTCTACAAATCACAACGGGCGTTGCGCCAAACGAAATCAATCAATTGTTGGGTGCCTTACAATCGCGGTCAACATATTTTGAAAATTCCGCCGGTACAACCGAAATATTAACAGAATTCGAAACTTGTTCATTTTAATATGCCGAATTTATTACAAAAAGCGTCGATAATTACAACCCCTACTGCTTACGATAATGGGTCTTTACATAGTGTTAAGCCAGTTAAAACTTTTGGTAGTGAATTAGTTACTAATGGAGATTTTGCAACTAATAGCGATTGGACTTTACAAAGCGGGTGGACTATATCAAATGGAAAAGCAATATACGACAATTCAGCGACTGGCACGTGTTTGCAAAGTTTAGATTTTGTAGTTGGAAAAAAGTATTTAATTAATTTTGAAATATCTGATTTTACAACAGATTATAGATTTGATTTATACACCGGCGTTTCTTTTATACAAAGTGCAATAATAACAAGCCAAACCTCTTTTTCAATATTGTTTGACGGTGACGGTGGTAATATAATAAGATTTAGGGGTTTATCAAGAGGTACTGGGTTTTCTTTGGACAACGTATCAGTCAAAGAAGTAATAGACGCAGACTTTGACTTTACAAGAGGCACAACAGCCACAAGAGTAAACGAAAAAGGACTTGTAGCAGATGTTACAGACACTAACTTACCAAGAATAGATTATACAGACGGAACGGGGAGTTTGTTGTTAGAACCGCAGTCAACTAATTTATTAACTTATTCAGAAGATTTTAGCTTTTGGAGTAGTAATGAAGTAACAACAGAAACAGGGTTTTTAGCGCCTGACGGAAGTAACAACGCATTAAAAGTAACAAAAGATGGTGGAAGCGGAATACTTTATTTAAATTCAGGTTTAACTACCACGACGACAAGAACAATCTACGCTAAAACAGTAAGCGGAACAGGTACGGTTAATTTATTAAGTCATAATTCAAACACAAATAACCTTTTCACGATTACGGAAAATTGGCAGAGATTTGAAGTAAACTCATCAAATTCCACTGGTTTAGCTTCTTTTTATGCAGTAGATTTTAGAGGTTCTTCAACATTAAGTGAGGTAATTATATGGGGCGCACAAGCAGAAGATTTATCATACGCAACTTCTTACATACCAACAAGCGGAAGCACCGTAACACGAGATGCAGACGTTTGCAACAATTCAGGTTCAAGCGATTTAATAAACTCAACAGAGGGGGTTCTATATGCGGAGATAGCTGCTTTGGCTGATGATTTAACTTTTAGAAGTATTGCATTAAGTGATGGAACGACCAACAATAGGGTTTTATTAAGATATAGAACAAATTCAAATCAAATTAATTTATTAATTAAGGCTAATGGTACTACTATTGTCAATTCCACCAAGGAATTGACCGATATTACAAATTATTCAAAAATTGCTATAAAGTATAAATCAGGTGATATTGCGTTATGGGTAGACGGTGTAGAAGCAAAAACCAACGGAAACACATTCACATTAATTGGATTAGACAGATTAAGTTTTGACGCTGGAAACGGTTCAGACGATTTTTACGGAAAAGTCAAATCCGTTGCAGTATTTAAAGAAGCATTAACAGATGCGGAACTTCAATGTTTGACTTCATAAAATAACATTGTAAAATTTTGTATTTTTGTACAAACTACAAAAATGGCAATTTTAGACAAAGCAAAATTTTTATTAATTCCGTCCGGTTACAAGTCCGCAAAAGTTTATTCAATTTTTCCAAGTTCCGGCGCATTTGACTTCACGTTTGCGCGTACCGGTGACGACGCAACGCGTCAAAATGTTAGCGGTTTAATCGAAACAAAAAGCGCCAATATACCGCGTTTGAATCATTACAATGGCGGTTGTCCGTCTTTACTTTTAGAGGGTTCCGCGTCAAATATTCAAGTCCGATCAGAAGAATTTGACAATGCAGCGTGGACCAAATTAAACATCACCGCAACGGCGAATCAAATCACATCACCGGAAAACACAACAAACGCCGACAAAATTTTAAGAACGTCAACGTCATCATCTTATATTGTAGATGCTTCAACAAAATCATCGGCGGCGGCTTTGCAAATGACAACATCAGTTTTTGTCAAACAAGGTGAGGGCGATTACTTTGCATTGAGGGTTCAAGGGGTTTATCCGAACCGCGTTGACGCGCGTTTTCAATTTAGCACAAAACAAATTTATTCATATAACGCCGCCGGAACGTTCACCGCCGGGAACACAAAAGTTGAGGAATACGGCAACGGGTGGTTTCGTTTGCAATTAGAATACACAACGGACGCAAACGCAACGGTTAGTTCCTTATTTGCACCGCGAGCATCGGACGGTGATCTTGACGCAACAAATTCAACGTCAACGTCATTTGTTTATTTATGGGGTTGCCAGGTTGAACAATCAGTCGGCGCAAGTACATATATTAAAACCGAAGCGTCCGCGGTCACACGAAATTTTGATGATTGTGTGAATACGTCCACATTCACATTGGGCGCCGATGCGACGTTTTTTTATGATTTTGAAATTGACACATACACCGACGATTTTTTGCGGTTGTTGTCCATTACAAACGCGGGATTGACAAAATATTTGCGTCTAAATTCTAAAAAAGACGGCACAAATTATTTTGGTTATGTTCGCGCAACATCAAACAATGGGACGGCAAATTCATTAATTACGTCAAGTGAAAATTTAATACCATTTTTTCAGCGCAATAAATTGGCGATTCGTTTGTTTGGCAATTCTTTTAAAATATTTTTGAATGGATCACAAATAAAAGCCGGAACGGTGACGGGTGATTTTGACGTTTTAAATGGCGAAGCAATTGTTTCAGATTTTGCCGAAACCACAACAACAACCGGAATGACGCGAAAATTGTTTGCGCACGCAATATTTGATGAAACATTGACAACAAGCGAATTAACAACATTAACAACACTTTAAAACAAATAAAATGATAGTTAAAAAATACGAATTTCCAAGCGAAAAAAAAGCGGACGAATACATTAAAAAATTAGGCGTTATAAAAGACGACGAGGGCAACGAACACCCCGCGCACAAAAATTCAATTGTGAAGTTGGGTTTTATTTGCACAAAAAAAGGCGAATATAATGACGAGGGCGAACAAATACAAGCGCCGGAATTTGCGGACAAATATTCCGTTGACGTGCTTTGGCGCGATTCAATCCGTCCGGTTGATGATGAAACAGAAATCGAGGGCGATTTGCCGTTGGATTTATGGTCCGATTATGAAATCGTTTTGGACAATGAGGGCGTTCACGCATTTATGGGCGTTAAATATATCAAATAATTAAAATAAATAATTCGTATATTTACAAAAAATTTAATAAACTTAAAAAATAAATAAATGGCAACAACGGGAGTTTTTAACGGGACAAACTTATTATTAAAAATTGAGGGATCAACGGTCGGACACACGACATCTTGTTCGCTTTCATTATCAATGGACACGCCGGAAGCGACAACAAAAGATTCCGCCGGATTTTCAGAATATATCGCCGGAGTAAAAGGCGGTGAAATATCATTCGAGGGCCTTGTAGCTTACGATGACGCATCAAACGCAATTGAAATGGCCGATTTCTTATTGGCAAGAACACAATTAACTTGTGTATTTGGAACAACTGAAAGCGGTGACGCTATATATACCGCCGAAGCATTTTTAACATCGGTTGAAATGTCCGGGGAAATGGAAGCGGCCGTGACTTATTCCGGTTCACTTACAATCACCGGCGCGATCACGAAGTCCACAAACTAAAAAATTTAAAGTTTATTATTTTCGGCCGCCGTCATATTTTTTGGCGGTGGCTTTTTTATTTATTAACGACAAACAACAACAAAAATGGCAAACAAACAAAAAGGCTACATTGACATCAATGTCGGTGGCAAAAAACGAACACTTCATTTTTCAATGAATTTTTGGTCGGAATTTACCGAACAAATGGGAATTTCACTTCAAGACATCGGAAACGTTTTTCAAAACGGTATTTCATTAAAGGGATTGCGGGCGCTTATTTATTCCGCAATATTAGCAAACGACCAGGAAAACGGAAACGATGTTGATTACAATATTTTCACCGTTGGCGCTTGGTTGGACGATTTGGAAGCGGAAACAATCAACGACATTGTCAACGCGATGTTGCAATCCAAAATTTTGGGCAACTCGTTAAACGCCGAAATGGAAAAGCCGGGAAAGGTGAAGCCGTCAAAAAAGTAAATTTTGAAACTTTGACCGATTACTATGTCGGTTTGATTGGCATAAAACCAAACGATTTTTGGCGGCAAACGTGGCGTGAAAATGGATTAATCGCCGAACATTATCACAACAACATCAATTTGCAATGGGAACAAACGCGGTATTTAGCCGTAATGATTCATAATGTTCAATGTGAAAAAAAATCGCAAATGCTAAAACCGGAAGATTTATTTGAATTGCCGGTTGACAAAAAACGTCAAATTGAACGCGCCAAACCAAAATCGACACGGGAACAAATGGAAGCGTTTGAATTAAAAGCCAAACAAATGAACAACAAAAAACCACTAAAATAACCACAAAAAACGGCAAAAGTACCGAAAACGGACATTTGATTTAAGGCCTTTTTTAGCCGTTTTAAGCGGTCTTCATACCGCTGCGGTATATACACACCAAAAATTCGAGAACATTCAACAGTTAAAATTTACCTTTGTATAAAATTGAAAAAATTTTTTAAATTTTAATACGTCTTTTTTTTTGTATTTTTGTTTAAAATATTCCTTTTATGGCCGAATCAAATTTAAAATTAAACATCACCGGCGATTCGTCGAAATTAAAAAACGCTTTAAGTTCCGCGAGTTCAAAATTACAATCTTTTGGTTCTAAAATGCAAAGCGTTGGCAAATCAATGTCAACACGTTTGACGTTGCCTTTGGTCGCTGCGGGCGCTGCTGCTACAAAAATGGCTTTTGATTTCGACAAATCAATGTCACAAATTGAATCATTGGTAGGTATTGCCGGCGACAAAGTTAAAGAGATGGGCGAAGCGGCTAAAAAAATGGCCGTTGATACCGGGCGAAGTGCAAACGAGGCCGCCGAAGCATTGTTTTTTATAACGTCCGCCGGTTTGAGAGGCGCCGACGCAACCGACACATTGAGCGCGTCTTTAAAGGCCGCCGCGGTTGGATTGGGTGAAACAAAAACAATTGCCGATTTGGCAACGTCCGCAATGAATGCTTACGGCGTTGAAAATTTAAACGCAACCGGTGCAACCGACATTTTGGTCGCTGCGGTTCGCGAGGGAAAATTGGAAGCGTCCGAATTAGCCGGTGCAATGGGCGGCGTCATTCCGATCGCATCAAATATGGGCGTTGGATTTGATGAAGTCGGCGCGGCATTGGCTGCAATGTCAAGGACCGGAACAAACGCGGCAAACGGTGCCACACAATTGACCGCAATTTTAGCGTCGATAAAAAAACCAACACAACAAAGCGCCGAAGCAATGTTGGCGTTGGGAACATCACAAGAACAAATTTCGCAATCATTAGCCGAAAAGGGTTTGATGCCTACTTTAATGGATTTGTCGGCACGTTTAGAACAAACCGGAATGGACGCAACCGCAATATTTCCAAACATTCGGGCGTTAAAAGGGGTTTTGGATTTAACCGGAAAAGGTGCCGCCGACAATGTTAAGATATTCGACGCTTTAAGCAATACAATGGGCGCAACCGACGAAGCGTTTAACAAAACATCAAAAACCGCGTCATTTCAAGTGACGCAAGGTTTGAACGCAATGAAAACGTCGTTGTTGTCAATTGGTCAAACAATCTTGGAAATGGTCGCACCGGCAATTCAAAAGATTGGCGCATTTATGACGAATTTGTCCGAAAAATTTAACGCATTATCGCCAACAGTTAAAAAAATGATTGTTGTTTT